CAGAGCAAAGAATGAGTACAGGTTTTACGTTTCAGGCAGACCGATCAACCTAATACACTTTGGAGCACGTTCACTTAAACGCGGTGGGGTATCTGTACGGTCAATAAAAAAAGGTGGTGGTCGCATCAAGCTTAGACACGCATTTATAGCGCCTGATAGTGGTGGAAATTTGAGAGTATTCTCACGAAAAGGAAAAGGAGCACCGAGACTGCCAATAAAAGCACACGCCACATTGTCAGTACCACAGATGTTTAATAAAGAAGTTATTGGCGTTGGTATGAAGGCTGTGCAAGACAACTATGAGAAAGAGTTTATTCACAATCTTGAGTTTTACGCATCGAGGGCTAAATGAAAAAGGTACTCCTGAGACATAGACACTTGCGCGGGGCTTGCGACTCGCGGAAAATCTCTATTTTTCAAGCAGTCAAGTTTGCTTTACTGTTTTGTGCTTCTTGCTTTACTTTACTCTTTGGGGTGGCAGCATGAACATGAAAGTCGCACCATACGCTTCACTTATTGGCACAACGAAGCAAACGCTATACACACTGATCAAGCGCGGCGAAGTCGTAGTTGTTTATGTCAACGGTAAGCGCATGATAGATGTTGAAAAGTCTACAGATAGACTTAGATCACTTGGAAAGATAGATGAGCATGGTAAGTATCTGCCCCGTGGCAGATCGGCAAAATTGCCTACCGATTGCAAGAGAGAAAGCCAGCTTCCAATTGACGGAGAAATAGAGGTGGCTACAAAAGTATCTAAAAGAAGTCTCGATGATTACACGCCTCCGCCAAGACAAAAAAAAGAAGAGGATACCACAGAAACAAAAAGTACGTCAGAAGTTGGCGAGGTTCTTATTGATGAGAATATGCCAGATGATTTAAAAGAGCTTCTCGACAGTGCCTACAACCCGAAAGACATGGTGCAGATTATAAATACATATTGGCAAGGTAAAAAAAACAGACAGGCATACGAGAGAGAGAAAGGAATATCAATATTGATGTCAGAGGCGAGAGCCGTTCAAGACATGATTTTTACAGAGGCATCAGAAAGGTTTGGAAATCTTCATGTTGACTTGAGAAACAGCTTTCCAAACCTTCAAAAAGAAGTTTATGATTGGGTGAAACAAAAAGTTGACAGCATAAAAGAGTCAATGCAGGAGACTACATGTGCGAATTAAGTGACCAGCAAAAAGAACTTCTTAGGTATGGTCTTAGTATATTTAAGCCAAAGCCAAAGCTGACAGGTTCAGAGTGGGCTGACAAATTCTTTTATCTATCCCCGGAATCATCATCTGTGCCTGGGAAGTGGATAACGAGACCTTGGCAAAAAGAGATCATCGATGCGATGACGGACGACGTGTGCAGAACAGTTGTCGTGAAGAAGCCTACACGTGTCGGTTTTACAAAGATGCTCAATATCGTACATGCATATTTTATTGACCAAAAGCCGTGTGTGCAACTGCACTACCAGCCTAACGACGATGAAGCACGTGGATATGCAGAAGACGAATTCGAGCCGATGGTAAGAGACAATTCCAGGATTTCAAGACTTGTCTACATGCAGGTGAACAAAGGGCGAAAGAAAAAAGAGAAGACAACGAAAAAGAATTACCCAGGCGGGTACATTGAGATACTTGGGTCACAGTCCGACAGAAACCTGAACAGACGTACAGCAAAAGTGGCTGTAGGCGATGAGATGGATACGTGGGTAAAGGAGTCTGGTGACGCAGGAGATCCTGTAACGATGATGATGCGCCGTACTTCAGACTTTTGGGACAGAAAAAACATACTTGGAGGCAAGCCGGTAGGAGATCCATACAACCCTGAAGACGGAGTACTGCCCACAACATCAACGATTGACCGGTGGTACCATATGGGGACAATGGAAGAGAGAGAACTTCCGTGCTTAAAGTGTGGTCATTATCATAATTTTCAGTTTGATGATCTTGAGTGGGATAAAGAGTATGACGATGATGGAAAGGTAATCGCACACAAGCCTGAGACCGCTCATTTTGTATGTGAAAACTGCGGACACAAAATACACGATAACGAAAAAATAGACATGGACAAAAAAGGCAGATGGGTAGCAGCCAACCCTGAAGCACTCAAAAAAGAGGGGATACGCTCATTCTCTTTTTGGGCTGTTTTGTCATACTCACCGAATGTCACTTGGGCAGACATCGTAAAAGAGTACATTGCTGCCAAAGATGACAAGATGAAATTGAAGTCCTTCTACAATGAAGTATTGGCGCGACCATTCGAGAATGACAGTGAAGACACAGAGTCTGAAGAGGTGCATATTATCAAGCAGGACATAGAGCCTTGGACGGTACCGGACAGCACAGCCTTTTTAACGATGGCGGTGGATGTGCAGCTTGATCACTTTTGGGTGGAAGTTGTCGCACACCAGTACGGTGCAGGGTCTGTCAGTATCAGGCATGAGAGGGTAGAGACGTGGGTAGATGTAGAGAATGTGATGCGTATGACATACACCAATGATGGAGGTATTCCGTTTGCAGTGACTGCGTGTCCTGTGGACTCTGGGTACAAGACAGATGAAGTATATGAATTTTGCGCCATGAACTCAGATGTTGCTTTTCCCGTCAAAGGCGGATCTGCAACGATGAATAACCCGTGGAAAATAACAACACTCGACAACGGTCTAAAGCTTCACATTTTGAATGTTGAGTATTTCAAGGATATGTTTTGGGCGAAGATAGAGAGGACTATATCTGTACTTGAGAAAGGCGGAAACGCTACCGGGCTACACAGAACACACAAAGAGGCTAAGCCGTTCTATTTTGAACAGATCACAAGTGAACACAAAGTTACCGAGACAGACAGCAAAGGGAGAGTAAAGACATACTGGAAAAAACGTAAACCAAAACTCGATAACCACCTGTTTGATACATCTGTCTACAACACTTTTGCCGGGGAGCTTGGGGGTATACGATTTTTGAAGGAGGATGTATCAGAGGTAAGGACGAGAGTGAGAGGCAGGCGTGAAAGGCGCGGGAAAAGAGACTACGATTACGCAGACATGATCTAAAAAGGGGGATGATATGGGAAGAGGCAGACCAAGAAAAGATGTTATGGACAGCAGCGTCACGGTGCATCTGACGCTGAAAGAGCGGATAAACCTTGTGCTTTATATGCTTGCAAAAGACAATGAAGCCACAAAGAGCAAGGTGCTTGAGCAGCTTATATCTGAGAGCACAACGTTTAAAGAGAAACTGTCAGAACTTGAATCTGAGGGATTTTTTTAGTCGACTACAAAAATACCCCGCTTTTTTGAAAAAATGTCACAAGATCAAAAAAAAGGACTCTTGTGGCACGATCACTCGGACAGCAACTTGACGATGTTCAGAACGCTATCGAAGCGATAGAGACAGGCAGGTCTCAGTCCTACGAGATCGAGGGTAGGAAGATGACATATCTTGACTTGTCATCTCTCTACAGAAGAGAGTCCGCACTGCTTAAAAAAATAGAGCTTCACGGAAGAGACTTCATCGAGGGGCAAAACAGCAAAGCTGCACCGAGGAGGGCAAAAGTTGTTTTCTCCTAAATACATCATTGAAATCATTATCTTTATCGTTGTTATCTATCTTGCCAGTGCTTTTTTTGCATGGAGTATCAACCCCGCAACTTGGTGTTCTTATGTAAGAGGCATAGACGCAGTGCTCATTGTAGCTTTGTTTGTCATGGCATCTATGGCGAAAGGCGGTGAGTGATGGGTCTGTTCGGTGATGTGCTGAAGCGATCATTCTACGAGGGTGCAAAGCGTACAGTTAACCGCGACTTCGCAAAGGCTTCAGGATCGTTCGAGGAGCAGGCATCTGTGGACAGAGATGTGCTGCGTTCACGGGCAAGATGGCTGCATGAAAATAACGGGATCATCGCAAATATTGACAGAACTATCGTAAACAACTCTGTCGGGAACGGTATGAAGCTTCAGGTTAAGACAGGCGACAAAAATCTGAATACGGAGATAGAGAAAAAGTGGAACGCATGGTGCGAAAAGTACGGATGCGACGTGACAGGCAGACTTCATTTTGGTGATATGCAGCGCGTTGTGCTTGGTCAGCGGATGATGGACGGTGAGATATTGGCGGTTGAGCGGTACACGCGCGACAAAGAACACCCGTTCAAACTCCAGCTTATAGAGAGTGACCGTATCGATGCCGGGTACAGGATGAAGAACGCTGGAGAAGAGTATTTCGCAGACGGTATCATCCTCGATAATAACGGCAGACCTCTCAAGTACATCATAAGAAGCGGTATGTTCGACTCAAAAGAGATCAGCGCCAAGAAGATCATCCACTACTACAAGAATGACAACCGCGCAACGCAGTATAGGGGCGTGAGTGAATACAAACAGTCCATCATAGATCTGCGAAACTTTGCCGGTTATCAAAGTGCTGTCATTAAGGCGGCGCGCGTGAGAGCGAACATTGGATATGTGGTCGAG